TGTAGAGTTATGGCAGCAGCCAGAAGACAAGGTTAGGCTGACTAAGTATTATGGCTTAGTACCTAGACAGTTACTAGAGAACGCCTTTGACGATGATGACGAAGAGGTTGTTAATTTTAATAGCGATGACGATGATGAGGGTAGAGATTCTTATTATGTAGAGGCTATTATTGTTATTGCTAACGGTGGTAAGCTACTAAAAGCTGAAGCATCTCCTTACATGATGGAAGACCGTCCTGTTGTGGCATTCCCTTGGGATGTTGTACCTAATCGTTTCTGGGGTATGGGCGTGTGTGAGAAGGGCTTTAACAGCCAGAAGGCGCTCGATGCTGAGCTTCGCGCTCGTATTGATGCTCTAGCACTAACAGTGCATCCAATGATGGCTATGGACGCTACAAGGATGCCTCGTGGGTCTAAGCCAGAAGTAAAGGCAGGTAAACTCCTACTAACTAACGGAAACCCCGCTGAAGTGCTACATCCCTTCAACTTTGGACAAGTTAGCCAGATTACCTTTGCCCAAGCAGACTCACTACAACGCATGGTACAGGCCGCTACGGGCAGTGTAGACACAGCTCAGCAGGCTATGAACGGTGGTGGTACAACGTCAGCAGGAAGCTCTATGAGCCTTGGAGGGGTAATTAAACGTCAAAAACGCACACTAGTTAACTTTCAAGAGTCATTTCTTATACCTTTTACCGAGAAGGCAGCTTGGCGTTACATGCAATTTGAGCCAGAGTTGTTCCCTGTTAACGATTATAAGTTTATAGCTACAAGTACGCTAGGTATTGTTGCTCGTGAGTATGAAGTGGCTCAGTTAGTACAACTGCTACAGACTATGCCACAAGATAGCCCTGTGTATCCTGTCATACTACAGTCAGTTATTGACAACATGAACATCACTAACCGCGAAGACCTTATAGAGACTATGGTGCAGGCTCAGCAGCCTAACCCAGAGCAGCAGCAAATGCAGCAGGCTATTGCAGAAGAGGATAGAGCGTTTAAGAACAGCCAGACAGCAGCTCTTACAGCACAGGCTAACGAGTCTAATGCTAGAGCTAAGAAGATTGAGCTTGAAGGTAGAGGCATACCTGTAGAGCTTGAAACAGATCGTATCAAGGCTGTAGCCTCCAGTGTATCAGCTACTGATGACGATAAAGACTTTGAGAAGCGCATGAGACTAGCTAGTTTGGCGCTTGATGAGAAAAAACTAGGGCTAGAAGTAGCCAAGGAGAACAAAGGTGGTCAGTAATAAAGAGCTAGATAGTGTTATAGAGCAGGTTAATGACTCTTACAGCGTTATGGAGAAGCGTATTGCAGCTCTTGAAGAGTCTATAGCAGGTATATTACTGGCAAATTTAGATAAACCAGTAAAGAAAGAAAGATTAAAAAAGACTTGACATTTAGCTCATACTGTGGTATAGTCCTGTGCTATATCACACTTGCCATGTGAAGTCAAGAACTATTGTCCTAACGAGGAAAAACAATATGAATGAGGCAGATATACTACACTATGAGCAGATACAAGATATGCTGCTCACAGAAGGCTGGAAAAACGTCCATAAAGAGATAGGGATTCTAGCAGAAGCTATAGAGGGGTTAGATGCTGTTAAAAGCATTGAAGACCTTTATTATAAGAAGGGACAGCTAAATATAGCAAATTTAATACTTAATCTGCCTACTTCGGTAGATCAGGCATTAGATGTCCTAAAAGAGGAAGCACAGGATGACTAGACGTATCTACGAATTCCACTGCTCCGATGGACATGTCACTGAAGAATACATTGACGAGTTTATAGGAAAAACAGAGTGTTCACTGTGTAATAAAATAGCGACTAAAGTGGTATCCGCTGTTCAATGCTCCTTAGACCCGATTTCTGGAGATTTTCCGGGGTCGACTATGAGATGGGCAAAGAATAGAGACTATCAAATTAAGCGCGAACGGAGTGAGGATAACTCGTAAGAGCCTCATAAGTCACTCAATCTCCATAATGATTTAATCACGGAGCTTTAATAATGGCTACACTGATAGACCAAGAAGATGACGTACAAACAGAAGATGGCACTGTAGAAGATTTAGAACTAGCCTCGCAAGAGCAACCTAGTGAAGAAGATAACGTACCTGATAAGTATCGCAATAAAAGTCCTGCGGAACTTGTTCAAATGCACCAAGAGGCTGAGCGTATGCTGGGTCGTCAAAGTGGAGAGGTAGGTGAACTACGCAAGGTTGTCGATGAATTTGTAATGTCGCAATCCTCTACCAAAGAAACACCTGTAGACGAAGAGGTTGATTACTTTTCTGACCCTGAGAAGGCAATACAGAAAGCAATAGATAACCACCCTGCTGTTCGTGAAGCTCAAAGAACTTCTACGGATATGAAGAAGACGAATGCTCAAGCTATTTTAAAGGATAAACATCCAGACATGGCTGATGTATTGCAAGATGCTTCTTTTGTTAGTTGGGTAGGTGAAAGTAAGTTTAGAACTAATCTATTGCAACAAGCAGATCGAGACTTTGATTATGAAGCAGCTGATGAGATATTTAGTCTGTGGAAAGATCGTAAAGCATTGATTGGTCAAACTGTAAATGCTGAAAAGTCTAGTAGAAATGTTTCAGTTAAGAACGCATCTACTGGAGGAGCTTCAGGAGCAACAACAAATAGTAAGAAAATCTTTAGACGTGCAGACATTATTAAACTAATGAAAACCGACCCTAACAGATACGAGGCGTTGTCAGATGAGATAATGTTAGCTTATCAGGAGGGGCGTGTTAAATGATTAAATAAATTAAGGAAGAAATAAGATGACTACTTCAGTATATCCAGCACAAGGCGGTGTTGTAAATAACGCCAAAGCAGCAACATTTATTCCAGAAATTTGGAGTGATGAGGTTAGGGCAGCATACGAAAAAAGTTTAGTTCTTGCTAACCTAGTTAAGAAAATGGGCATGACAGGTAAGAAAGGCGATACTATTAATATCCCTGCTCCTGTTCGTGGTACAGCCGTAGCTAAAGCATCAGGAACTGCCGTTAGTATTCAAGGCAATACTGAAGGCAACGTAGCTGTGTTGATTGACAAGCACTTTGAGTATTCACGTCTCATCGAAGACATTACTGAGACTCAAGCACTAACTTCACTTCGTCAGTTCTATACAGGCGATGCTGGTTATGCACTTGCTCGACAAGTAGACACTGATCTACACAATCTTGGAAAAGGCTTAGGTAACGAGCAAGACTCTTACGTCAACACAGCTTCGTTTTACTGTGATGCTACTACTGGTCTTACTCCTTTTGCTGTAGACCAAGTTACAACAGCTGATGTCTTTACTGACATTTGTTTTCGTGACTTAATTCAGAAAATGGATGATGCAGACGTACCTTTTGATAATCGTTGCTTTGTAATACCGCCTTCGCTTCGTAATGCTATTATGGGCGTAGAGCGTTATGTTTCTTCTGACTTTGTTAGCGGTCAGCCTGTACAGAACGGCAAGATTGGTAACTTATACGGCATTGACGTATTTGTATCTACCAACTGCGCTACTTCTGAAACAGCTGCTGATAATGCTGCTGGTGGAGAGATAAAAGCTGCTCTACTGCTCCATAAAGACACGTTCGTGTTAGCAGAGCAGATGGGTGTTCGTTCGCAGACACAGTATAAGCAAGAATGGCTTGCTAACCTGTACACTGCTGACCAACTTTACGGTGTTAAGACGCTTCGTCCTGACTCTGCTTTTATCATGAATGTTAATGCGTAAATAGGAGTAAGAGGGGTAGTTCTTCGGAGCTACCTCTCTCTTTTTATGATTAAAAAAGACCCCAGAATGACCAAACTAGGCGTAAGTGGGTATAATCAGCCCAAACGTACCCCTAATCATCCTACAAAGAGCCATGTCGTACTGGCTAAAGCAGGAGATACAATTAAGACCATTCGCTTTGGACAGCAAGGCGTTAGTGGTGCAGGTAGTAACCCAACAACAGCGGCAGAGAAGGCAAGAAAGAAGTCCTTTAAAGCCCGCCATGCTGCAAACATAGCAAAAGGCAAAACATCAGCAGCCTACTGGGCTGATAAAGTCAAGTGGTAACTAACAGGACGAGAACATGACAGTCATAGTAACCAAGAACAGCTCTACCGCATCAGACGTACCAACTACGAGTGACTTGGTTCAAGGCGAACTTGCGGTTAACGTCACAGACAAACGTATCTACACAGAGAATGCATCTACTGCCATTGTTGAGCTAGGCACTAATCCGTCTTCTATCACAACACCTACTGCCACTGTTACAGGCACACTTACAGCTAATGGCACGTTTGCTTCAAGCAACGCAGTCATAACAGGCGGTTCAGTAAATGGAATTATTATAGGAGCTTCTAGTCCCCTTGCGATTACAGGTTCAGTTATTACAGCAAACACTGGATTTACAGGTGGTTTAACCGGAGATGTAACTGGTAATGTCACAGGTAATGTCACTGGTAACGTAACAGGCAATGTAACAGGAGATTTGACAGGTAATGTAACTGCAACTTCTGGCACAACTACACTAAACAACCTAGCCCTTACAGGCACTGTAGACTTTAATGCAGCACGTCTTACTGACATAGGTACGCCTACAGCCTCTACAGACGCTGTAACTAAAGCCTATGCAGATGGGTTGATTACATCTTTAATTGACGGCGCACCTGCGGCCTTAGACACTCTAAACGAACTAGCTGCCGCATTAGACGATGACGCAGCGTTCCACACAACAGTTACTAACAGTATTGCTGCCAAGCTACCTTTAGCTGGCGGTACAATGTCAGGACAATTATCACTAGGTGCAAATAAGATTGTTAGTGTTGCTGACCCCACACTAGCGCAAGACGTAGCCACTAAAGCCTACGTTGACGCAGCAGACACCACAGGACTACCACTTTCGGGTGGTACTATGTCTGGTGCTATTGCAATGGGTACTAACAAGATCACTGGAATGGGTGATCCTACAGCAGCTCAAGACGCAGCTACTAAAGCCTATACAGATTCTATTTTAGGTAGTGCTACTTCAGCGGCTACCTCTGCATCAGCGGCGGCTACTTCTGCGTCAAATTCAGCCACTTCAGCATCCAATGCGTCTACTTCAGAAGGCAATGCTTCTACTTCTGCAACAGCATCTGCAAATTCAGCAGCAGCGGCTGCTACCTCACTTGATGAGTTTGATGATCGATATTTAGGAAGCAAATCTAGCGACCCTACTGTAGACAACGATGGAAATGCGCTAGTAGCTGGCGCGTTATATTTTAACACTGTCTCAGACACGATGAAGGTCTACAATGGTTCTTCTTGGGCCAACGTAGCCCCAACTGCTACAAGCGTCACTTTATCTCAAGTCACAGACTTTCCAACACAATCAGGTCAATCAGGTAAATACCTCACCACAAACGGTTCTGTTCCTTCATGGGCAACTCTGGTAACTGACCCAACTTTGGGAACACTAACTCAGACATTTACTAACGGACAAGCATCTATTATTAGTCTTACTGCTAACGTCCTTGCGCCTGTAGTTACTGTGACTAAAGAAGTATCACAGTCAGGCACGACTAATAACTCTTGGGATGTCAGTTCGACTGCTGAGAATTACACTAGATTGGATTCTGCTCCTGCGACTACTTTGAATTGGGCGGGTGACTTCCCCAATATTAGTTATTCTCAAGCCTTTTCTATAGCGGCTCAGGAAGTAAGTCCGGGAGGGGTTGCGTTTAGTACGGATGGCTTAAAAATGTTTGTTTCTGGCGGTAGTGGAGATGACGTTAATGAGTACGCTCTGTCTACTGGCTTCGATGTATCAACCTCTGTTTTTACAGATTCTTTTAGTGTGGCAGCGCAGCAACTAAACCCAAAAGCAACACGTTTCAACACAACTGGAACTAAAATGTTTGTTGTTAGTTCCGGTAGCGTAAGCGAGTACGCACTTAGTACGGGCTTTGACGTTTCTACTTCAGTCTTTACACAGACGTTTGATTCTTCTGGGCAAGAGACTCAGGCATATGGATTAGCTTTCAACACAGACGGATCGAAGATGTTCATCTGTGGTCTTTCTTCTGATAGCGTAAATGAGTACGCACTTAGTACAGGCTTTGACATATCAACAGCCTCCTTTACAGATGCTTTTAGTGTATCGGCTCAAGGCTCAACGCCGCTAGGAGTAACTTTTAATAGTAGTGGTACTGAAATGTTTGTTATTGAGCAGTCAGCGGCAGAAGTAAACAGATACGCTTTAACTACGGGCTTTGATGTGTCCACATCTGCGTTTGTTGATACCTTTAGCGTCTCCGCTCAAGAATTATATCCGATGGGAATCACTTTAAGCGCGGATAATGCAAAGATGTATGTAATAGGAGGGCAAGGCGATGACGTAAACGAATACACAATGCCACTAACCTTAGCACTCGGCACAGGCTCATTCGCCTCAGCAGACGTTGGCAAGACCGTAGAAGCCAACTCAGGCGTGTTTGTCTTAACAGCCACAACGGGAACTTACTCACAAACCACAGCACCTACCTCATACGCTCAAGTCGCTTCTGGCTCTTGGAGTATGTTCGGCACAGTCTATAACACTACGGACGGTGACTTAGAGTTAAGTAATTTAGTAACTAAATATCAATTATCTAGTGCTAGTTACGATTCTATTAGTGTGAATCTTTCATCTTATGAAACTAACTTAACTGGATTTGCTTTTAACAACGATGGAACAAAATTATTTGCAGTGGGAAGGGCGACTGACGCAGTGAAGGAATACGCATTATCTACTGCTTATGATCTAACCACTACAACGTATACACGACAATTTGATATTGGTAATCAACAAACAAACCCAAGAGGATTATTGTTTAACCCAGACGGGACTAAAATGTATATCAGTGGGTCAAACTCAGCTTATGTTCATCAATACACTTTAACAACCGCCTTTAATCTTTCAACAGCATCTTATGCAAACAAAAGTCTTTTTATAGCTGGGCAGGATGCTTGGCCTAGCGGGATGGCTTGGAATGCTGACGGCACAAAGTTGTTTATTATAGGACAACAGTCATCTGATAGTGTTCTGCAATATTCATTATCCACGGCATACGATGTTTCTACTGGAAGTTACACAACAGCTTTTTCCGTATCAAGTCAAGACACAACTCCTACGGGAATAGCGTTTAACTCTGCTGGAGATAGTATGTTTGTAGTAGGGCAAGCCAACGACAAAGTTTATAAATATTCTTTAAGCGCAGCTTTTGATATTTCTTCTCCCACTTTTGTTGAAGATTTTTCTGTAGCTTCTCAGGACATCTTTCCAAGCGAATTGTTGTTTAATCCAGACGGCTCAAAAATGTATGTTGCGGGCGACCAACAAGATACTATTTTTCAATACTCAACAGAAAATGTTATAGCTCCATCAGGCTATCAACCAGTCCACACCACAACTTCAACAGACAGCACATACTGGACTGACATTAACTCTATGACAGCTAATCAAGCTGCGGGTGATGGCAACGTCTATTACGCTATCTCCACAGACGATAGAACAACGTGGAGTGTTATAGATAACACAAGTGGCGAGAGAGACATTGTTAGGAATAACTCAGGGACTTGGCAGTACAATTCTAACGGCACATACGCTTCAGAGACGTGGGCGAATGGTACTACCAATACAGAGTTAGCTACGATTGCACAGGCTATGGAGGGTGCTACTACTACGAGTCCTGCGTGGAATGTATCAGTTAGCGAATTTGTAGACAGCTATGATTTATCAGCGAACGAAACACAACCTAGAGCAGTAGCATGGAACAATAACGGCTCCAAGTATTTCATCGTGGGAGGCACTGGGCTTGATGTAGGTCAATATGGAGTATCAACGAATTTTGATGTATCCACATCTACATATGAAGGCGCGTTTAGTATTTCGGCTCAAGGCGGCAACCCTCGTGGAATGTGCTTCAATTCAGATGGCACGAAGATGTTTATTGTTGAGCTAACTGCTGGCGTTAATGAATACGCATTGCCCACACCTTTTACAGTGGGAGGCCCACCTACTTATACTCGCAGCTTTAGCCTTTCATCTCAAGATTCAACACCAGATGGCATAGCCTTCAACGCTGACGGCACGAAAATGTTCATTACTGGGCAGCAAAATGACAAGGTTTATGAATACGCATTGAGTACAGGCTTTGACGTTAGTACAGCTTCGTTTACAGATGGTTTTTCAGTAGCTAGTCAAGACCCAATACCCCACGCTGTATCATTTAGCACTGACGGAACTACAATGTTTGTTGTTGGGCGAACATCTCCAGCAAGCGTTTACCAGTACACATTAAGCACTGGCTTTGACGTTAGTACGGCAAGTTATGCTTCTATCAGCTTTGACGTATCCTCTCAAGAAATTTATCCTTTTGGGATGGCATTTAATAGTGACGGGACAAAGCTATTCATTACTGGAAATGACGGCGATGATATCAACGAATATAATGTAACTGTGTCATCCTTTACAAACCAGATGGACAAGACTCAACTAGACGCTGTTACAGACCCGAACCACATAGTCTTGGGTAATAACTTAGACCTGTCCATCATCCTTAACATGACTAGCGGTACAACCGCCCCATCATCTAACGGTGTGTCAATAAACTACGATGCTAATGTTTTGAACAAAGCGGCTGTATTAGGCACTGATTATGACTTTGATGCTCCGGCTCAAAACAAAGTTCGGATTACAGCACTGGCTGCAAACAACCTGAAGGTTAGGGTTCTTTAAATTGAATAAGTATGAGGTGATACTATCATGCTTGAAATTGGACTTGCCATCTCCGCAGCTTCGCATGCTGTTGCGGCGATTCAGAAAGGATTAGCTCTTCATAAGGATGCTTCAGAATTAACAGATCAGTTTAGCACATTTTGGGACGCAAGAGATAAAATAGCTGAAGCAAGGACGCAATCAGATAATACAACGCTAGGGGGAAAGGTTTTTGCTAAACAGAGTGTAGAATCCTTTGCCCTTGAAGTAGCTTTAGCAGAACACAAGACAAAGCAGTTAGAAAAGCAGTTACGTGAAATGTTTATTTATAGCGGTCAAGCTGAAGTATACACTACAATGATGAGAGTGAGAAAGCAAGAACGCTCCAGAAGATTAATAACAGCTAGAAGAAAGGCAGAACAAAAGAAGTTTGTTGCCGACTGCGCTCTTTTAATGACTGTACTGGTGATTAGTATTGGCATTTTTGGTTTTATAGTTAGTTGGCTGATTATGCAGAGTTAATAAGTAAAGGTTTAAAACATGGAAGATAGGCTGAGTAGGGTAGAGAAAAAGATAGACACTTTACAAGAAGCAATAGTGTCTTTGGCAAGAGTAGAAGAACGCCTAGTCACTGTCTTTAATCGACAAACTAATATAGAAGATAAAGTAAACGCTATTGAATCAAAAGTAGATGAGCTAACAGCTAACATGATTAGCTCTAAGTTATTAGAAAGGTTTATTTGGGTTATTGTTGTAGCGTCAGTAGGCGCTATTTTCACATACATGGGGTAGTTATATGACGTACTTACAGCTAGTCAATAGCGTACTGCGCCGCTTGCGAGAGAACGAAGTAGACACAGTGCCAGAGACAAGCTATTCAGTTTTAATTGGAGACTTTGTTAATGATGCAAAGCAGCTTGCAGAAGACTCTCACAGTTGGTCTGCTTTGCGTACATCTATTGAGTTTAACACGGTTAACGGTACGTCTATTTATGCTTTAACAGGGGCAGGACAAGACGTAGAAGTTAGAGAAGCAATGAACATAACAAGCAAGGGTGTTCTTAGTGCTAGTAACAGAAGTAGGATGAATAAGCGTTATAAGATAGGTACTCCGCTAAGCTCTTCTCCTACTGAGTTTGCTTTTACAGGTACTGATGCTAACGGAGACATTACTGTACAGGTTTATCCTCAGCCTGATAACATCTACACTTTATTCTTTGATGCTTTTGTACGGCAAGTAGACTTAACAGCTGACGCAGACGTGCTAAAAATACCTTTTAATCCTGTGTTACAGATAGCTTTAGGAATGGCATTACGAGAAAGAGGCGAGACAGGTGGTCAGTCAGCAGCAGAGCAGTTTGCACTTGCTGATTCTTCATTGTCTGATGCTGTAGCGTTTGATGCTAACAAGTATTCAGAAGATACTACATTTATGGCAGTATAGGGAAACATAATGGCTCAACAATTACAGAGCATTACAATTACAGCCCCCGGCTTTGCAGGCATTAACACGCAAGACGCACCGCTGTCGCAAGAGCCTAGCTTTGCTGCTGTAGCAGATAACTGCGTGATTGACAAAGAAGGTAGAGTTGCTTCTCGTAAGGGCTATGCCATGCTTACTACTAACGGCCCTGCTGTTTTAGGAACTTCTGATGGTATAGAGGCAATGGGTGAGTTTGTAGCTGCTGATGGTGATATTACATTCTTATCGGCAGGTAATAACAAGATATTTACAGGCACAACAACATTAGTAGATGCTACTCCTGCGTCTTATACTATTACGTCTAATGACTGGAAGTTTGTTTCTTTTAATGACCACATGTTTATGTTCCAGCGTGGTTATGANCCTTTAATGTATTCGGATCATGCAGGCACAGTAGAGAAGATGTCAGCACACGCACACTCTACAGGAACACCTCCACAGGGTAATGAGTGCTTAGCAGCGTTTGGTAGATTATGGGTAGCAGACTTTACAGCAGATAAGTCTACAATCTACTGGTCTGATCTACTCAACGGCTCACACTGGACAGGAGGCTCTACAGGGTCGATTGACATAACTAAGGTGTGGCCTACAGGGTATGACACTATCGTTGCTCTAGCGGCTCACAACGGCTTCTTAGTGATCTTTGGACGTAGCTCTATAGTTATCTACTCAGGTGCAGACGATCCGTCTACTATGGCCTTGTCAGACACTATATCTAACGTAGGTTGTGTGTCACGAGACGCTGTAGTGTCTACTGGTAAAGACCTAATTTTCTTAGACGACTCTGGTGTTCGTAGCCTTGCTCGTACTATACAAGAGAAGTCAGCTCCTATTGGTGATATATCTAAGAACGTAAACAACGATATTAAGTCTTTGTTTGTAGCAGAGACAGGTAATATTAGTATGCACTACTCTCCTCGTGAGGCGTTTGTGCTGCTTAACTTTCAAGAGTTAGGTGTTGTATATGCCTTTGATACACGTTTTCCACTACAAGATGGCAGCTATAGAGCAACTACATGGTCGCACATGAACCCACTGTGCTTTACAACTATAGCGACAGAAGCGTTGTATATAGGCTCTGCTACTGGTGTAGCTAGTTACTCAGGTTTTACAGATAACACCACTGGATACTTGCTTAGCTACTTTAGTCACCCATTGAGTTTTGGTGATACGTCTAAGTTAAAGTTTCTAAAGAAGATTAACTTAACTACATTTGACGGTGCAGAAGCCATTGTAGTGCTTAACTGGGCTTATGACTACTCTGGTGCATACACTAAGCAAGCATATACACTGCCTAAGTCAAACGTAGGTCAGTATAACATATCTGAATTTAACACAGAGGCTGAGTATTCATCGTCTATCTCTTTAATCAATCGTCAGAAGATCAACACTAGCGGCCAAGGGACTGTAGTAGCTGTGGTGTAGAGTCAACAGTAGATGGTAAGACAATAGCTATACAAGAGATAAACATACACGCATTACTAGGAAGGATTGTCTAATGAGTAACTATACTAAGATAACTAACTTTGCAGCTAAAGACGCTATGGTTAGCGGCAATCCTGCTAAGGTAATTAAAGGAACTGAAGTGGGTGCAGAGTTTGATGCAATCTCTGTTGCAGTGAATAGTAAGGCTAACAGCGCGTCCCCTACGTTTACAGGAACAGTAACGGTAGCTAATCTAACTGCTACAGGTACTATTACATTGTCTACGATTGACGGCGGCACTTATTAATGGCTTCTTGGGATAAAGACGGCGCAGCCTTAATGGTAGAACTAACCAAAGCAACACAGGGTAACTTTTCAGTAGAAGAATTAATAGAACTGTATTACTTTATAACACTACCAGAAGAAAGCAATGAAGCAACAGTAACACTAATAAAGAGAGAGGATTAGATGAGTCATTTTCATAATGAGTTACTCCTTAAAGTTGTATTAGATGGGTGGGAAGTAGTAGATGACTTTACTTACACTAGTGACCTACTGAATAAAGACATAACAGTCCCAGCAGGGTACTTTACAGACCTAGCTAGTGTACCACGAGTAGTGAGGTTTGTAGTCCCTGTAGCTAACGCTAAGAATAGAAAAGCAGCAGTAGTTCACGACTACCTCTGTACGCATGGTAGAGAATTAGAAATAGTAAGCTCACAGAAGGTAAGTGACCAAGTGTTTAGAGAGGCTTTAGGAGTACAAGGAATAGGTCGCTTTAAGAGTGGTTTATTGTACTATCCAGTTAGGTTCTTTCAGTTCATTACAGGAGACAGGTAAGATATGAGAATTTTATTACTAATTATTATAGCACTGCTTCCTATTGGATGTAGCACTACTCTTGATATTCTAGCAGGTAGTACACACGCCTGTGGCAACATACACGCAGAAGGTTACTTTACAGATACAGAAGGAGAAGTGCTTATTATTAAAGCACCGCCAGAGTGGACTCCTGAACAAGTCTTAGCTTTCTGTAACAGGGGTACATAACGTGAAAGACCACTTAGATGAATTGTTTCCTTTAGTTGTTGCTGTCTGCTTAATTGGATGGATGTGGGGGTCAACGGTTTACGCTGATGAGCCTACTTATGTAGATGACGTAGCCCAGATCATTAACGATAACTGTGTTGTGTGTCACCGTGAAGGCGGTATTGGCCCAATGACGTTTGAGACTTACGAGCAGATTAGGCCGTGGAGTCCTTTGATACAGTACAAAGTAATTACAAGAGAGATGCCTCCTTATGCCTATGATGCAAATATAGGTATACAAAACTTACACGGAGACTGGCGTTTATCTCAGAAAGATATAGACACTATAGCTGAGTGGGTCGATACAGGTTCAAAGTATGGGGACAGAGACGTTATAGTTGCTGCTCCTGTTCTTGCTGATCCTAGTCAATGGAACTTCTACGCAGACTTAGGAGAGCCTACATTAGTTATACCTTCTACGCCTATAGATATACCTGCTAGTGGTAACGACCTGTGGCATAAGCATAACGTAGCCAGTGGACTGACTGAAGACAGGTGCATTAAAGCTGTACAAGTTAAGCCTAGAGGCGATGCAAAGAGTGTAGTACACCATGCAAACTCTACAATAACATTAGATGGTGAGAGATACGGTATGCTTACTGAGTATGCTATGGGTAAGTGGGGCGAAGTTGTTCCTGATAATATATGCAGAACAATGCCAGCTAACGCTGAGATAGCTTGGGACATTCACATGTTCCCCGGCGGTTTAGGCGCTATAGCCCCCGGCACAATGATTAAAGACAATGTAGTAGAAATAGGTCTATGGCTATACAGCGCAGAAGAGTCTAAAGAGCTTGCGTACAAGCAAGACTTAAAGCTCTACAGAATAGGCAACCAAGACGATATAACTATACCGCCTAACGGCTACTACATGACTCAAGCCTTTCACAGCTTTGACCATCCAGTAAGAATAGACTCTTGGCAACCTCACGGTCATCTGCGTATGAATGCAGCTAGTTTTGAGATATTCTATCCAGAGACAGGTAGGACAGAATCTATTAGTCAAGTGTCTAACTGGAGTGCTACGTGGCATCACAGCCACTTATACGATAGCGACTACGCTCCTCTGTTACCTACTGGTGCAGTGTTAGTGCTAAAGCAGTGGTATGACAACACAACTGACAACCCCAACAACCCTGATTCAGACATGTGGGTAATGGGTGGAAGCCGTACTGGCGATGAGATGACACACGCGTGGATTGCAGTTACTCACCTTGATGATGCAAAGTATCAAGAGTTAGTAGATGAAAGAAACAACAAAACACTAGTAGCTCAATAGGAATAGTTATGCCAACTCGCAGCATTTACAATCCTTCTAGCAATTCGGGAGGAACCGACAAGCCCAGCACTGCATACGATCAAGCCGTATGGGATAACCTTATTGATACCTTTTCGCAAGAAACTACCGAGGGCGTATACGAAGACGCTGCCATTAAAGACGCACAGGTTTCTGGGTTTTTGGGCAACATAGTCAACTCTGATAAGTCAATTGAAGAAAAGACAGACTTGTTAGCAGCAATGCTTCGCAATACACAATCAAGCAGTGACATCGTAGAGCAAATATTAGGTATACCAAAAGAGGAAGTAAATGCTTACTTGACTGCTGGTGGTTTTGGGCCTAGAGGTGAGAAGCTAGAAAGCACAGCAGAGTATTTAGGTTTAGAAGGTACGTTAGGTACTCTTGCTGCTTATCCTGCTGCTGTTGCTAATAATTCTACTTTAGTTGAAGAACCTGTTTCCGATGGTGGCGGTAGCTTACCTTCCGACCCTTCTCAAGTAGCTGCTGCAAATGCAGCCGCCGCAGCAGACCTTACAGCAGCCTCTACAGACCTCTTAGACGGCGATCCAGACTTGACAGGTAGTACCACTGTAGCAGATACTATTGAACCAGCAAGCCCTGCTGGCCTTACAGTAGGTGATATAGTAACAGATGATCGTATTACTGGAGACTTAGAGTTTATATATGATGCTGACAGTAATTTATTTCACTACGTTCCTTTTGATATTAATGGTAACAGAGTTTATACAGGCGAGACTTTAGCAGCCAGTGACGTAGTAGGTTTTGATAGTACAGGTGTAAAGACAGGACAGACTATAGGTGTTTACCCAGACGCGGCTACAGGTAAGATGGTATTAGAACAAACAGGAACTGATGTTGTTAATACTGTTCCCACAGAAGACACTACAGACAACAACCTTATAGATATTTCTATCGGCGGGTTGATAAACGGCGCTCTTAATACAGGCACTCTTGGCCCTATTCAGTTTCCAAATAATACAGCTGTACCAGCTGCTGACGGAGGTGGTAAGGTTCCTGACGGAGGTGGTACAGACGGTATAGGCGGTTTAGACGGTTTAGACGGAGCAGATGGTACAGCTGGTTTAGACGGAGCAGATGGTACAGACGGTACAGATGGTACAGCTGGTTTAGACGGCTTAGACGGTTTAGACGGTTTAGACGGAGCAGATGGTACAGATGGAGCTGATGGTAGAGATGGAGGAGATGGAGGCGATGGTAAAGACGGCACAGACGGCACAGACGGCACAGACGGCAAAGACGGTTTATCATTAGTAGGTATGCTTTCCTCACCAATAGCTAACGAGATATTTAAAACAGAATTTAAGGATGACTACCTACGTCCACAGTATGTAGATAGAATCTTACGGGGTAGATCATGAACAACAATAGAAGGAATATACAATGAGTCTTTTTGACGCAATCGGCGGTTTAGGCGCTATTTATGGCTTTGATAAAGGTATTGATGACGTTCAAGACGTTGGTAAAAGTGCTTTAAAACGAGCTGAAACAGCAGCTACTGACGTAGCAGGTCAGACTCAGTTTAAACCTTTTACTGTTACTTCTGGTGTAGGTGGAGCAGCGTTCGGCCCTCAAGGCGATCTTTCTCTTACTATGACTCCAGAACAACAAGCTATACAGTCACAGCTACAAGGCTTTGGCTCTAGTATGTTTGACTTTTTAGGTGATCCTGCTAAAAGAGGAGATGAACAGACTAGCATGATTAACATGCTTACAGGTGGTGGTATTGATAGAGGCACTCGTGAAGCAGAGATTATGTCACGTCTGCAAGCTGCACAAGCCCCAGAACAAGAAAGAGCTAGATTAGGTCTTGAACAGCGTTTAGCTAATCAAGGCAGGCTTGGTGTACAGACATCTATGTTTGGTGGTACGCCAGAAGCGTTAGCACTTGAGAAGGCTATAGCAGAACAGCAAGCAGGTTTTGGTGTAAGTGCTATGGAGCAAGCTCGTCTTGAACAGGCGCAGCAGTCAGCCCAGACACTACAAGGTTTGGAGGAGTTTAGAGGTAGGATGGGACTGGCTGGTCAATTAGGACTAAACGCACTTACTAGCTCTTATCAGCCTTTAGAGGCTCTGTTAGCTACAATGACACCAGCATTACAAGGAGCAGACATTGGAGCAGCTGGTCAGCGACAAGGCGCTCAGTTAGGTACTTCGTTAATAGAAGCTGGCTTGGGTACTCAAATGAAGGCAGAAACAGCAGCAGCTAACTTACGCCAACAACAGATACAAGCTATTTCTAACTTGCTCGGTGGTCAGCAAGCTAACTCTGTTACTGGACAGACAGCGTCTACTGGTTTGATTGAAGACCTGTTCGGAAGTGGTGGTTTGTTTGGAGGCGGTGGAGGAACACCTACTACAGATTCTGGGTTTAGGTTTTATGATCCTAACACATACACTAAACAGCCTCAAGATATAGGTAATATAGCAGGCGCGGTTAGCAACCTTTTAAACTTATGACCTCGTAAACTAATTAATAGGAAATATTAAACATGACTGGTATAGACATTCCATCACTATTTGCTGACGTGTTGCCTGACCCACAACGTCAGCTAGAAGAACGCACACTACAACAGAACGATGCAGCTAATCAAGCCTCTTTAGTTGGTCAGCTAGGCGGTATGGCTGCTTACTTAGCTCCACAGCGTAGTCGTGCAATGGCGGCAGCTGGTAAGGGTTTGCTGGGTATACCGAAAACTACTACTCCTGCTGACGCTGTAAAAGCACAGCTTGCGGCTGCTTCTTCACAACAACAGACACCTAAAAGCCTTATTAGATTGG